AGCGGCATGACCTTCCCGGCGTTGATGGTGCCCGAGAAGGATTCAGCCAGGCCCCCTAAATACTGGTCCTGCTGGGCTTTGGTCAGTATCTGGTCGGTCGTTAATATCCCGCTGGGACGGATCATATTCCTGAAGGTGGCCCCAACGCTCTCTTCAACAGCCATGCTGTTGCCCAGGGAATGCCTGGCGTAGCTGATGGGCGACAGCCCTTCCAGGCCGTTGGTGCCGAAGCCCTTCAGGTGGAAGATCTGTTCTTCCGTGTACTCGACAGGCTCGCGCTTCTCAGGGTCATGGTAGCGGTAGACCACCCGGCCCTGTTTGTTCTTCATCACCCGCATCCAGTCAGGCCGCAGGGGGTCCAGGGACACCAGCTTGCCTTTGGGCGTGTAGGTCTTCAGGGCGTAGGCATTGCCCCACAGGCACATGCAGGCCACCATACATTCCCAGAACTCGGCGGCTGTCATATCCCAGGACGGCAGATCGTGCAGGATGGGATACAGGCTGTGGTCAGGGGCCAGCGTCTTCCTGCCGTTGGCGTCGCGGCGGTAGACTGCCAGGGGCAGGGTGGCCACAGTCTCGGATATCAGGCGCACACAGGACCAGACGGCAGACAACTGCATCGCCGTGTTGACGTTGACCGTGTGCCCACTGTGGGCTGGGCTGCCGTCTTGCAGGGCTTCATAGAACCTGGGGTCAACAATCCGCAGATTGCCCACCACCCATTCGCGCGCCTTGCGGCTGATGTAGTCCAGAACCTTCATGTCAGGCAGCCTCATTGAAGGATTTAAGCCAGGCTTCCAGGTCTGCCCCGCCGTCATCCTCATTGGCACAGCCCATGGCCATACTCAGGGCCACCAGCCCGTCGATGCGGCCTGTTGACTTCCGCTTCTGGAAGATCCTGTTCCCTTTGGCATCAGCCTCCAAAACGGCAGATGCGCTGTTCCAGGACAGCACAGGGCTGGGCAGGATCTGGATGGCCCCCTCGAAGACTGCCTGTTCCAGCAGTTCAATGGACCTGGGCATATACAGGTTGGACTTGGCTGTTTTGGCATAGCCCTGGCCATGGGGAATCAGGTTCAGTTCAGCCCCCACTTCATCAGCGGCTTGGCGGAGGTATTCGATGTGGTAGGGGTCGAAGGCGATGGCCTGGATGCTGAAGCGGGCAGACAGTTCAGCCAGTTTCATGGCGACAAATTGCAGGTTGATGGCCCTGCCTGGTGGGGCTTCCAGAACCCCGTCATCTGCCCACACCCCATAGGGAACACCATCACGCCGACCGCGTTCGTCGAGCGTGTCCTTCGGCGTCCAGAACCAGGACGCCGCGCGGTATTTCCCATCAGTCATGCGCCAGACTAGGCAGCAAGCCGTTAAGTCATTCTTGCCTGACAGGTCCAGGCCCGCCCAGCAGGGCACCCCTTCCACTTCATCCAGGTCAAAGGCTGTCTCGCACTGCCGCCACAGTTCACCATCTATCCAGGGATTTGCTGCATCAGTCCACACGCAGAAGTTGAGCCGCAAGACTATCGACTCTTTTGCGGGCATCCCGCGTGCTTCCCTGACCTGTTTGCGCAAGTAATCGTGCCTGATGGTGACCCCCAGGCTCGGGTTCGCCTTTATCCAGCAGGACTCATCTTCTAGCGGTCGGTCACCTTCATCCAGGGCACAGACATAGCCGAACCATTCATCATCCTGAAGCGCCCCACTGGCCACCTTCACACTGTACTGGTGGTGGGACCAGCAGACCGAGGACCTGTCATAGCCGCTGTTGGTTATCTCTGCGATCAGGGGCTGCCTCAGGGCCTTGATGCCTGCCGTGATCTTATCCACCACCAGGGCGCTGGGGTGTTCGTGGACTTCATCCAGCAGGGCGAAGTGGACCCGCTTGCCATCCAAAGCCCTGCCTTCACTGCTGATGGGCCTGAAGAAGGACCCCCTGGTGAAGCCACTGGTGACAGCCAGGTTGAACACCTGCCTGCTGCCAGACTTCTGGAGCCGCGAGGACAGGGCAGGGCTGGCATCAACCATGCGGACTGCATCGCGGAAGGCGATCTGGGCCTGGTCCCTGGTGACAGCGGCACAGTAGCACTCGGCCCCCTGCTGTTTGTCAGCAGTCAGCAGGTACAGCCCCATCCCAGCCCCCAGGGGTGACTTGCCGCTTCCCTTCCCTGTTTCCAGGTAGCAGGTTCTGAACCGGCGCAGGCCGTCATCTGCCCGCAGCCAGCCGAAGATACTGCCCACCACAAAAGCCTGCCACGGCTCTGGATGGAAGGGCTGCCCAGCCCTGTCCCCATCCGGGAATTTCAGGACCTGGCTGAAGAAGTCCAGGGCACGCTGGGCAGACTCTGGGGACCACAGCAGGCCGCGCCTGGGGCCTGCTTCCAGGTCCGCCAGGTGGCGCTTGCAGGCATCTCTGACATGGGGGCCTGCCACGATGGCCCCAGACACGACATCCAGGGCATAGGCTGTTGCAGGGTCTGCCTGGCTGCGATCAGGCGTCGAAGAAGTGGCTGGTGGGGTCTTCTTCGTCGGCATCATGAATGCCCACCCTGTTGCGCTCGGCCACTGACAGGGATAGCTGCCCGCACAGCTTTATCATGGCTTCTCGCTGATGCCTGACCACTGACAGGAACGGGGACTGATACCAGGCCCCCGTTTCCTTCGACTTCAGCATCTCGCCTGTCTTGGCCAGGAAGGCCCTGTTGCGCTTCAGGGCAGATATCACCATGCACAGTTCGGCCAGCATCGGGCCGTCCACTGGCATCAGGTGCCCTGGATCGGTGGTGGTGGTGTAGTGCTGCCAGGCTGCCAGGGCGATTGGGTCCTCTTCGACTTCTGGCGGCAGCGGTATGATACCCTTGCGGGCTTTGGGGACCACGGTGGTCAGTGGTCTGCCACCAGGGTTGCCCATGATCCGCTTGGTTTCGACGGGGGTGGGTTTGCGTCCTCGGAGTGCCATAACACAGGTTCAGGAAGTTGCTGACAGGGCAGGCGTTCATGCCGCAGCCTCGCGGTCTGGCTTGCGGTGCTGCTGGTGCAGGATGACAGGGACTGCTCGGCCCCAATCGACATGATGATGGATGCGGTGGTGATGGTCCCCGACGGTGCTGACCTTCACACAGGAAGGGGCGTACATGATGCTGTAGAAGGTCTTCATGTAGGTGCCGCCATCCAGGTACAGTTCAGTCATCCCACCTGCACTGGCCTGGGTGTTTATCTGCACGATCATGATGGGCAGGATGGTCATGAACAGCAGGCCCCTGCGGCCACCCTCGACATAAGTGTTCACGTCCTCATTCACTCGGCCCTGGAAGCTGAAGCGCCGCCTGGTCGAGCAGATGAAGGTGTTCATGGCCTTGCGCCTGGCCACCACTGCCTTCTGGAAGGTGTTCTCGGACCCGCCGATGTAGTCCCCGCCCTGGGCCAGGCAGATGGATGCAGCACCAGTGGCCTGGTAGTAGTCCAGCAGCAGGCTGAACACCTCGTCCAGCAGCCTGATGTTCCAGGTTCCGAACTCCTGGTTCGGGCCAGATCTGTACTGGAACTCGGCGTAATCATCATCCAACTGGATGAAGTGGGTGAAGCCCAGGGCCTCGGCGATGTCGAAGGAAGCATTGCGGGCATAGAAGATTGCCCGACGGTCGTTGAAGTTGTCAGCCTCATCGAAGCGGCTGGCGATGTCCTGCTTGCTGAAGGGCACGACTGCATCCCCGTACCTGGCCTGGTACTCGGGCAAAGTCCTGTCCTCATCATCGACCACCAGGAAGATCGGGCCAGTGTAGCCAGCCCGCCGCAGGGTGTTGTAGGTCCGCACCCTGTCAGGTCTGCCGTGGGTCAGGATCAGGGCGCAGAAGTCTTCAGGGGCTGTCATCGTCAGCCCCTTCCTGCTCGCCCACCATCTCGCCCAGGCGCTTGGTCAACTTCACGAAGCCGTGTTCGATGGCCTGGTCGAAGTCAATAATCACCAGCGCGCTGGCTTCCATCAGCCGCTGCACCTCAGGCTCCGCGTGGGCATAGAACTCTGCGATCTGGGCAAAGTTGAAAGCTGTGTGTCTGTGGGCTGCCTGTTCCAGGAAGGTGGCCAGGTCCTGGGGCAGACCAGCAGCCCTGATGTCAGCCACCAGGGCCTGTGTCTTGCTGTCATCCACCAGGGCACTGATGGGGGGCTTCTCCCCGGTGGGCTGGTAGATGGGGGCTTCAATCTTCCTGGTGTAATGTGGGTCTAGGGCTGTGCTGTCATCATCCAGGCCCAGGCTGTCCAGGACATCATCGGTGAAGCCCAGGCTGTCCAGGTCCACCCCCAGCCCTTCCAGGTCTGCCAGTTCCAGCTTCAGCAGTTCATCATCCCAGCCAGCGTTCAGGGCAAGCTGGTTGTCGGCCAGGACATAGCTGCGCTTCTGGCTGTCAGTCCAGCCCCTGGCCACCATGACCCTGGCAGTGCTGAACTCTTCATGGCCAGCCTCCACCAGGCGCTGGGCAGCCATCACCCTGCCATGACCCGCGATGATCTGGCCCCCTTCATCGATCAGGACAGGGTTGGTCCAGCCCCACTGCTTCATTGAACCAGCAAGCTGGGCCACCTGACTGTCGCTGTGGGTCCGCGCGTTGCGGGCATAAGGGATCAGGCTGGACAGCGGGCGCTTTTCCACCTCATCAGCGGGCCAACTGGTGGGCTGGGCGAGATCCTGGGCCTGTTTGGCGAGTTTCAGGGCTGGTTTCACGTCAGGCCCCCCCTGATTTCAATTTGCTTTGGCACGAGCAGAAC